TTTTTAAAATAAAAAAATCATGTCCCTTTTGTTTCGCGTGCCAAGTCATTTGACCACCAATATCTCTGTAATCACAATTGTAAGGACTTGTTTTCCAAATTCCTCTTTCAACATAATTCTCAGATTCTATCTCATCGTACAACTCTCTCTTACATAGCATCAACATAATTCTAGCCATACCATCATCCCATGTACCATCACAGGTTCCACTCTTAACTAGATAATCAAATACACTACCAGGACACCATCTATTTGATACAAACTTATATCTATCTAATAATCTCAATAACTCGGTTGCATGTGAATCCAAAAAAATAGCATCTTGGTCTAAAACACAAACATATTCCCTATTACCTTCCTTCACCCCTATGTTAGTACCATCAGAACCGTAATATCCACCAGAAGCTATTCCACACCCATCAATTAATCCAGTTCTTACATAACCGTGTGTAATACCACCGTGGTCATGATGAATTGGTGTGCTTGATTGGTCTACTCCTTGTAGTATAACTACATTGTCTTGATTTTTAAATAATTCTTTATGAGCATTTATTTCTCTATCTTTATCATAATAATTAACTGTAATGTATATTGTATGTTCTACTGATTTCCAATATCTATTAATACTCTCAACATTGTACTTAGTATAATCAATCTTATTTTCTCCATAACAACTGACTATTACAAAATCTACACCTTTTTCTCTACTCATTATACAACCTCATAATATCCACCCACTTTAAATGGCATATTTGCGTTAATTGTTAAGTGGTCACTACCCACATATCTTGACTTTGGAATAACTCTGAAATCCATACTAACTCGTGTTAATGATGTTTTATTCACCTTATTACCGTGTGTTAAATTAGTAGCACTCCACTCCACACACTCACCGTAGTCTGCTCTAATCTCTTGAAAGTCTCCCCTATCTTCTTCCGTTTCTGCCCATATCGTATTAGTACCATAAGCTTTTGTAAATGGTAGAAAATAGTTTACCTCTTGTACTTTTTCTGCCCATTTTGTATTTCTATAACTTTTGTCTTTATGAAATTCACCAACCGATATGTTGCCAGGTAAATGAACTCTGAATGTAGGTATTTTTTGATACATAAGTTCTTCACCATTATATCGTGGTTTTATATATTCCTTTAAAAATCTAATGTAAATGTCATCAAATCTATTATCAACTCTAATCTGATTATAGAACATTTTATGCCACATAGTTGACTGGTCATTTATTCTTTTAAATAACTTATATTGTTTAAATTTGTGTAATTTAGATAGGTCATCGGTTTCTAACCAATCACTAACAATATCTTCGAATGGATATTCTAAAATGTCATAATTAATTTTATGCATAACTCTTTCCCTCTAAATTGTGAATCTCACCAGTATTAACATCAGTCACTCTCATTTTTTGTCTATTTTTTATATGGTCTGATAAGTTACAGTCTTCCCATGCTTTCTGTCTTATTTCCTCTAATTTTTTTGGTGGTATAGATGTGTTTATCATATTTGCCTTTGTCCACTGCATTCTATCTATGTCATAATCCTTTGGTAATTGACCATTACGAGTTGTCTCATCAAACATAGGTGTTCCTGGTAGAGGCATTACTAAAAAGAAATTTGAAGCATCTAAACCATAAGTCATATTTACTTTAGCAAAATCAATGGTTTGTTTTATTTCTTCTTCTGTCTCATCTGGAAATCCCACCATATAATTAGCAGCAACTCTCATACCAACTCTTTTTATTTCTTTAACTAAATTTTCCACATCAAAATCTTCCACTCTCCATTTGTTAGAACACCACTTTTTTATTATTCTTGGATTGGCAGATTCAAATGGTAAAACAATATCTCTAAAACCAGCCTCTGCTAATAATTCTATGACCTCTATATCTGGTTTTCCTTTTTTAGTTAAATGAATTACATTAACTCCATTTACATCTAATATCTCTAACCCAATACCGATAATTTTTTTTAACATTCGTATAGCTCTTCTTTTCATACCAAATATAGAATCATCCTCTACAAATACTTGTTTAGCACCTATTACATCCCTAAGATGTATCAATTCATCTAAAACTCTTTCATCGGATTTAATTCTAAATCTACCTATTTCTCCAGCCAAAGAACCTTTTGTTTCGTCTGCTATATGACAATAAGAACAAGCAAATGGACAACCTAGTGATGTCATCATAGAAACATACTTCAATTCCTCATCATCTTCAAAATGCCCACCGTGTGGTCTACCTATTTCCCAATATCTCTCATTAGGTAATAAGTCCCAAGCAGGCATTGGTAATTCATCTAAATCCCAAATAATATCACCAAAACTTGATGTGTTAATTATTTTACTATCTTTTTTAAATAGTATTTTAGGAACTGAACTCCAATCTCTACTTCCACTTCTATAAATTTTCATAATTTCTTGAATGGTAATCTCTGATTCTGAAGTACATACAATATCAAACCCTGCATCTAAAAAGGTTTCATATCTAGCTCTAGCATTTACTCCACCTGTAAATAATATCTTTTCAGGAAAATGTTTTTTTATCAAACGACAACAATGTAAAACCATAGTTTCTTGTAAAGAAAATATTGATGTAATTCCGATGAAGTCAAAATCCTTTACAACCTGTAAAATTCTTTCATCTGAAACTCCTGTTCTAAGTAATCCAGTATCAAGTTCTTTGGGATTAAAGAAAAATTCTTTAAAATTGTCATCTTCATCACCAACACAGGCATCATATACCTTAACATCAACACCTATATCTCTTAAAGCTCCACCCAACATCGGATAAGCCAATGAACCGTTTGGCTTACATAAAGTTTCAGGCCAATTCTGTTCTGGTGGATACAACAGCAAAACTCTTGGTTCTTTAAACACTTAACACTCCCTTCTATAATGTTATGTTTAGATATTTAGTGACTTCATCTTTCCATTTTTTATAATAATCTATAGACCTAGCGGCACCCCTACCAGCGTGATGCATGAAAGGAACTCCATTTATAAACCCCTCTTCCCCAAAATTCAAATCTAATACATGTTTAGATACTAATTTTTTATCATTACCACTATTCTCTAAAATGACATATGGTAGTTTCTCTTCTCTCGCCCACAGAGATAACAACCCATAAGTATCTTTATAATGGCAATTTGGATATAAGTCTTCAGGTTCCTTGTAAAAGTTATTTTCTATAGTTTCTCGTTTTAGGACAGACCATTGTGGAGTTAGTGCTTGGTCAATATCATATCTCCAAGAATACGAAACAAACGAATTATCTTCCAACAAAGGTAATATATCATCTACCCATTTATTTAAGAAAACAACATCGTGTTCTACTTGACAAATATATTTTCCATTTCCCATTTTAGTACCTATGGTCATACCTTCAGCCTGTAACCAACTTCCGAATCCTACAGCTCTTTTATCATATTTAGTATAACCATCCCAACCATAATTATCAATAAAATACTGTTGTGAATATTTTTGACCACTAATTGCTGGAACACAACCCCCATCATCTTGATTAACTTGATGTACACCCTCAACAATAACAACATTGTCTTCCCCATCAAACATTTCTTTTAATTCTTTTAACTCAACACTACTTTCAGAATTATCTCCGTTATTGACTATGTAATATTTGTAAGGATAGTCCACATACTTTTTTATACTTTCGTGTATTATTTTTGCATAGTCCAATCTTTTGAAAACTACTGTTACAAAATCTATACTTTCTGTATGTTTCTTCATTTATTTTTCCACACCTCAAACACATTTACACCCGTAACTGATTCAGGATCACTTACCTTACGGCCTTCTAAGTTTAAAGAAATAGGTATCTCAAAAACTTGTCCTTGTGAATAATCCCAATAGTCACCGTGACTAACTCTTTGATATGCCCATTTATGTATAGATGTTAGACCACATCGTTTCATAAGTCCAGTTAAAGATGTTTTATCGAAAATAACATAATGATATTCATAATCATATGATTGACCACCAACAGTCAAGCCAAGTATATTTTCTATCCTCTTATCTGTCTTGTGGTAAACTTTTATGGCCTGTTCAAAATCAGGAACCGCTAATCGAACTACACCATCAACTTTAGTCACTCTAACCCATTCCCTTAAAACACTTTCCACTTCATTTCTAGGAAAATGTTCGAGTGTATGTGCAGAGTACACTAAATCAAAAGTATTATCTTCAAATGGTAATTTGTCTAAACCATTAACAACATGGTCTACACCATCTATTTTTCTACCGTCTAAATTTTCAAATGGTTTTGGTAAAATAACATCACCACATCCAATGTGTAAATATCTCATATTAAACTCCTATGAATTAAAACTATAAATTACATCACATATATAATTAACTTCATCATCAGTTAAAGACTGATGTAATGGTAGACATAATGTTCTATCCATTACCTCTTCTGTATTTTTTAGTGAGAGTCCATCGTCATAATAACTAACCTTATGTAAAGGATAATATCTGAATGAAGTGTATACTCCATTGTCCTTTAAATGTTTAGCTAAATTATCTCTTATAGATTTATCTGTTTGAATATGATACATATAGTATGAACTTGTTTTATTAACAGGTATCTCTTGTGGGACATCAATCCAATCCACAGACTTTAATCTATCACTATACATTGTGTGTATTTCTTTTCTTCGTGATATAAAAGTATCTAACTTTTTAAGTTGTTCTAAACCTATAGCTGCTGTAATATCATTTATTATTACTCTTCTACCAGGTAACTCTATGTCAAATTCCCACCATTTAGTATCTATGGAATTTGAGAATCCACTAGCACTTTTTAAACCTAAATATGCTTCATAATCTAGTCTTTTAGCTAAGTCAACATCTTTACAATAAACTAAACCACCATCTCCCATAACTAATATTTTCATAGCATCAAATGACCAAAGACCTATATCACCAATAGTTCCTGTAAACTGGTCGTTGTATTTTGATATGGGACTATTAGCGTTATCTTCTATCAACTTAATTTTATGTTTATTACATAAATCTACTATCTCGTCCATATCACAAGGGACACCAGCATAATGTAATATTATTACAGCTTTTGTTTTATTGGTTATATTTTTTTCTATGTCATCAGCACTTACATTTAAAGTTCTACTATTAACATCACAGAATATAGGTTTAGCACCACAATCAACAATAGCATTAGCCGCTCCTATAAAACTTATTGATGGTAATATTACTTCGTCTCCATCTCCTATGTCTAATATATTCATTGACTGAAATAGTCCTTCGGTACAACTACAAATAGTCTTAAAGTTATCGGAGTGGGATTTTAATTTTTGTGAAAAATTTTCAACAAATTGTTCTGTCAATTTTCCTTTTCCTAACCAATTACTTTTAAATACTTTTTCTACCGCATCAAGTTCTTCTTGACCAAGCGAGGGTTGATATATATTAATCATGGGATAAACCTCTCTAAATTAAAATTATCGGCTTCAAATTCAAAGTTTGATGCCGTGTACATATTAAATTTTATGTTTGATTTTTTTGTTACAACTTTTTTAAAAAAATCTTGCATTAAATCTGTCGGATCGTGACGGTCTGCTAATTCATTGTTTGCGTGGTCATTTCTTTCCTTACCGATTGAATTTGTAAAGTAACCTGTACCAACTATACCAATATTCTCATAAAAATCCATTCCAATAATATTAACTTCATCAGGTTTAAGTTGGTTTACTATGTACAACAATGCATCTAACCCACTAGAGGGTGAGGTGAAAGCATATCTTGGATGTGATATCATATCTTCTTTATTTATATCATCTAAATTTTCAACTGGCAATACACCATCACGACCTTCTATCTGTAAAAAATGATTTGGAATAGACGGTGATACCTCTTTCACATAGGGTAAAACAATTTTATCAAAGTTATATTTTTTATAAAGTTCAGCGGCACCTGATCGTGGAAAATAAGCAGCTAAACTCAACACATGAGTAACAGTAGAAGATGCTGATAAATATTCATCTATGAACTCGTTCTCTGCTTCATAATGAAATCCGTTAACTATAACACTATGATTTGCTTTAGGTACACTAGTAATGTAACCTAATGAATCCCCTCGACAGAGTAATGTTACTGTCTTCATTCACTACCCCTTGTTATTTTATTAACTAACTCTAAATCTTCATAAGTATCTATGTCAATAGACTCACTCTCTTTCATAACAACAAACCCAACATTACCATTCTGTAAAATATTGGATTTTAAAAAATTATATTTTCTTGTGATGTAGAAAGCTCCATTTTCTTTATACCAAGTTTGATGTTCTTGTGTTCTTTTTCTATTACCTAACTCAAAATTTATTGGTTCACCGTAAACATTCCAATAATAATTTACATCTTCACATACCGATATAACAGAATCATAATCTTCAATTAATTCCATACCCTCTAAAATATATTGTGATGATAATAGCGGAACTGTTGGTTGTATTAAACAGAATAAATCTGTGTCGATTTCCTCTAAAAAGTGTTCTACTACATCCTCTGATTTAGAATTGTCTTGTGCTAGTCTCTCTGGTCTTTCTATCACATTAGCACCCATACTTTCTACAAACTCTTGTATTTCAGTATCCTCTGTGCTTACATAAACATCATTGGTAATATTTAAAGCTTGTCTAATACTATAATATAATAAAGGTTTACCATTCAAGTCAACTAAATTTTTTCTTGGTATTCTCTTTGAACCACCTCTAGCTGGTATTAGTATCTTCATATTAACCATACATTCCATAGTTTAACAGAGATTTTTTTAAATTGGTATCTGTTTCAGCTATTATGTCAATTATTTCTTCAACACTCATTTTCTCAGCAGTTAATGAGGAATATTCACTATCTAATTTGTTTTCATCTTCATTTACATAATCTCTAATGAAAATGTAATCACCATCCACAAATGTATACGGTAATTCCTTTTTATTTACTAATGTTTCATTTAATTTTTCACCAGGCCTCAACCCAACAACATCAATCTTATCTGACATAATACTTGCTAATTCATACATATTAACTGTTTTCATCTTCTTACTAAGTATGAACCCACCATCCTCGTGTGTTTTATCGACTGCATATTTAACTAAACTAACTGCATCATTTTGGGAGAACATAAGTCTATTCATTTCTTTACTAGTCAATTTTAAAGATTTGTTTTGTGACCTTAATCTTATCCAAAATGGTAAAACAGAACCATGACTATGTGTTACATTTCCAAATCTACAAGTAGAAAATTTATTTTTTTTATTATTAGATTCTAAAAACATTTTTTCCATAATTAATTTTGAATGACCATATACCGAGTCTGGTAAACAAGCCTTATCTGTACTTACAGCCACGGTTACTGGAACATTTGTGTCAATACTTGCATTTATGACATTTAAACTACCAAGTACATTTACTTTAGCGGTCTGTATGGGATTTTTTTCACCAGTATCAACATGTTTTACAGCAGCACAATGTATGACTATATCAGGTTTTACTTTTAAAAATGCATTTAACAAAGAATTTGTATCTTCTACAGAACCCATAATTAATTCAACATCATTAAGACTTCTTTTTAATGAAACTTGCATTTTTTCATTTCTACTGTAACTATAAAACTTATAATCACCATAATATTTTTTTATAAAACTTGATCCTACTGTTCCAGATCCACCTGTAATTAAAACTTTTTTCATATTAATCTCCTAATAAGTAATTCTTTTTTGAATAACTTTGTTACCTATATCTATCTTTTTCAAAATTTCTATAATTCTATTTGCGGATTTTCCATCACCGTATGGATTTATGCAATATCGAACATTGTTTTGAAATTCTTTATCATTTAATATTTTATTTATAGCTCCAGTTATCTCATATTCTTGATAGTCTACATCTATCACATTTTCTGGTCTTAACCTACCTTGTTGTCTTGTTCCAATATTTATAGTTGGAACTTTAAATGTTGCTGTTTCATGTATACCTGAACTAGAATTACCTATTAAAGATGTAGTGTAACTCAATAATGAAACATAATCTTTCAAAGACAATGTTGGAAAGTATTTTATATTACTATTTTTTATTTCTCCTATTATAGCCTGAGAACCTGCATCGTTGTTTGGGTAAATTAAAACACTCTGTACTCCACTTTTCTTTACTGCATTTAAAGTTTCTCTTATCTGTTTTTTAGCATCATTCAATTCTGTTGTGACAGGATGTTGTAAGACTAAAAAAAAGTTTTTCTTTACATCTATACCAAACTTCTCTTCTATCTCATTAGGTGTGTTTATAGTAATATCTAACATAGCATCAATTGATGGACACCCTACAACAAAAATATGTTTAGGTATTTCACCCATCTTAATTAACCTATTTTTAGCATCATTATTACTAACCAAATGATAATGTGAAAATTTACTAACCGCGTGTCTAATCGACTCATCAATCGTACCACTCACTTCCCCACCTTGAATATGCACAACAGGTATGTTCATATGTGCA